CACGTAGTTAGCAAGAGTGGCAAGTGGGAGTAGTGGATCGCCGAGCCTGGCAACGACCTCAGGGTTGTCGACAAATGCAACGAACACACGCCCGGGAGTGCTAAAACTAACACTCGGCTCCCACCGCACCTTAGTGCCAGGTAGGAACTTGCCAGTAGCGTAATAGCCAACCAAGGATGGACCCACAGAATTGGCCAGGTTAGCAGTAGACCCAGGAATATAATGCCTGGAATACGCTGACTCGCCAGTTCCAAGGGTGTTAACCTTGTTTCCTGTACAATTGTAGGCAATGACAGTACTGTCGCCCCGTCCTGATGCCACGGGGGTGGTGTTGCGGCGACGCTTCACGCCGCCCTGTACGGGCATCATTGCTGATTGAGACTTCGCCATGTTGTGAGGGGGTTGATGCGATCAATGCTTGACACGTCCGATGTCGTCATGGGGGCGGGGGGCGCGATGGTCAGTGGCTCCGCGTACTCAGCCTCTAATGCCAGCTGCATGTCGGGGAGGATACCGAAAGCTAAGTAAAAGCTATACCGGCAATCCTCAGTGATACATGCAGGTGGTACACCAGAGGCCATGTACCCGAGGCCACTATCCCACACGCGCTCAGCCGCCCCCTCAGACGGCACACGGCCAATGTCCACCAAACGTTGATACCATGACTGCCAGACAGGCACACCAGTGGTCAGGGCCAGGCCACAAGAGCCAATGGCACCTGCCCATGATTGGAAGTTGGTCTGGTTATCCCATCCTAGGAGGCTGACACAGTCTTTGCTCATGGCAGTAAGGGGATTCCTAACCATCCTCCATCCCGTAGCGCATTGCACGGGCTGAGCTTGGCAGAATTCCACCTTCTCCAGGACATAGACTGGCTCCTCACGGGTTAGGGTAAACCCAAAATCCAGCATCCAACCATCGAGGCCATCAAGCCGGGGAAGGTCAACTGCCTCGACAAACAGCACGCAATCGTCGCCATTGTTAGCCAGCCGGAATTTAACTCCAATTGACTCACAGTACGCGATCACCATGCTGGCCATCAAGAGACAGTTGCCCATCCCCGTATTGATGTCACCACTCATCCGCTTCCCCGACACCTCATAGTCAACGCGGTGGCCCTCAACACGGGCCACCCCACGATTGTCTAGCTGCCACGACAGTAACCTAGCAAGTTCCTTCGACCGGAAAACCGCATTGTAGATGGAATGCTCCCAGGAGAGAGCCTCACGCGAAACGTGCTGATCAAACCTGGATGCATCCAACCCCACTGCGACGGGCCGCTCGAAGGCCTGCCAGTGTGTTGCCAGCCAGCCACCAACCTGATGTGCATTGAGACCCTTCAACACCACAGGGTAGCCCCAAACACGCTGAAACCCAGCACAGAGCTCCTTCTCAAACAACTTCAGGTACCTACCTACCTCCAAGTTGTATCGAGGGGATCTCGGTTGTATGACACGGGGTGCTGGATCACCTTTCTTATCGAAGTTGATCTTCTCAGCCTTGACAAAAGTGCTTACCCAGGCATCGCGCAGAG